TGGAGTATCTTCAAGAGAAATCAAGAAATATGAATACAATAGCAAAATATTTAAATGTAAGTATGAGAACAGTTTACCGGTATCTTAAACTTTATGAAGCACTTGGATATGAAGTAAAAAAAGATATGTTTAATAAAGTAAAAATAGAAAGGATATGAAACAGACAGCAGTAGAATGGTTAGTTGAACAACTAATGCCAAAAGTATTAACAGCAGAACAATATTATCATATTGAAAAAGCTAAAGAGATGGAAAAAGAGCAGATAATAAATGCTTATGAACAAGCAGAAAAAGACAATGGAAAAGATTTCCTTAATGGAGATTTATACTACAACGAAACCTTTAAATCAGAAAAATGATAGAACTAATAAAACAAATAATCGAACAAGACGGGCTTGGAAACAAAAACAGGAAACGTGAAATAATACACCGAAAAATTTATTTATTTAATGCTTTAAGAAAAGAGGGCTACACTTTAAAAAAAATTGGAAGTTTATTTAATATGGATCATGCTTCAATTTTGCACGGTTTAAAAACTTATCAAAATTTAACTGACGTAAATGATAAACAATTAAGGATTGACAACGAATATTATGAGCTGCTTTTAAATTTACAACTTCCTGCGCAAATTGAATACAATTTAAAAAACGAAATTAAAAAAGCAAAAAACTTAACAGATTTAAGAAACATCCAAAGCCGTATAAAAAATAATTTTTACTAATTTATATTTATTACAATTTTTGTTTATATTTGCATATATTATTAACTTTAAAATTTAACTATGAACATTTTAGAAAAAGCAAATAACATTGTTTATTTGCGCACTGAAGAAAAAGAAAGAATGTATGGTGATTTTCATGGCTGCATGGGAAAAACCGCAAAAATTGCCTCAGAAATGAGCAATAAAACTATTAGTGTAGTAGACTGTTATAATGTCCTTATTGCTTTAAAGCTAGCTAGGCAATCAAATAGCCATAAAGAAGACAATTTACTAGACGCAATTGCTTATTTAGCCTCTCTTAACGATTTAAACAACAAAGATGAATAGTTTTGAAAAATCTTATTCTAATGTAATGGGATATTGCATTAAAGACGGCAATAAAATTATTGGAAGAAATGGCAAAACAAGACAAATAACGGGGGCTCAAATAAGGGCAAATTTAAAATGCGGTTTTCCAATAGTTACTGGAAAACAAATTTTTCCAAAATCCTGTTTTGTTGAAACTGAGTGGATGTTGTCCGGCCAATCAAATATTAAATTTTTAAATGATAACAACGTGCATATTTGGGATCAGTGGGCTGATAAAAATGGAAATTTAGGCCCTGTTTATGGACATCAATTATTAAATTTTAATGGAGCTAATCAAATAAACGCTGTTATTAACGAATTTAAAGCTAATAGCCATTCTAGAAGACTTTTATTTACAATGTGGAACCCTAATGACTTACAAAAAATGAATTTGCCGCCGTGCCATTATTCTTTTCAATTTGTTGTAACAAACAGTATTGTGGATATTGTTGTTTCTATGAGATCCTTAGATTTATTTATAGGTTTACCTTATGACATGGTTTTATACAGTTCGATTTTAGCTTCATTTGCTAACGAGTTTAAATTAATTTCAAATGAAGTGGTAATTAATGCAGCAAATGCCCATGTTTATGAAGAGCATATTGAAAGTGCAGAAATATATTGCACTAGGGAAAAATTTATTTTGCCAAAATTAGTTAATTGCAGCAAATTTCAAAATTTTAATCATGCTGAAATGGTTATTGAAAATTATAAATACCAACCAAGATTAATTGTTAACGTTATAAAATAAAAAATATGAAACTAATTAATGAATTTGAGCCTGTTAGATCATGGGCAAAAGAAAAAGGAATTTTAACAAAAGGAGATATTAAAACGCAATATGTAAAATTTCAAGAAGAAGCCGGGGAACTTGCAAAAGCTATTATAAATAATGACAATGAAGAAATAATTGACGCTATTGGAGATTGTGTTGTTGTTTTAACTTCAATAGCTTACTTTAATGGCACAAGTATTGAAGATTGCATAAATTCTGCTTATGAAATTATAGCAAAAAGAAACGGTCAAATGATTAATGGAACATTTATAAAAGAAAACTTATGAGAACTTATTTAGCAAAAATTAGAATACCAAATGAAATCGCAAACAATTCAACTGGCGAAATTGGAGAAAAAATATTTGAATTATGGTTTTCTTTAAACTATCAAGGCGAACAATTATTTAAACAAAAAGCCGATCGCGACTTTGAAAAAATTGATTTTGCTGACGAAAAAGGTTACACATATCAAATAAAATGTACAAAGCATAAAACTTACACGTTTAATTGTTGTTTAGATGATTTACAGGACCATTTAAAAGCAGAGATATATGTTTTTATTCAAATTGAAAATAAGTACGCTTATATTGAAGAATTTTATAATAAAGAATATGTTTTAAATTATTCTAAATGCTCTTTTAAAAACCAAAAGACTTCTTTTATTTACGCAAAAGATTTACAGCAACAAGTTCTAGCGCTATGAGTGGGTGGATAAAATTGCACAGAAAAATTACAGAGTGGGAATGGTTTGAAGACAAAAATACTTTTATTGTTTTTATTACTTTGCTTTTAATGGCAAACCATAAAGAAAAAAAGTTTAAAGGAATAGTTGTAAAAGTTGGAACTATTGTAACTGGAAGAGATATTTTAGCTAGACAAACAAAGCTTTCAGTTCAACAAATTAGGACCGCTTTAAGCAAATTAAAATTAACCAACGAAATAACCATTGAAACAAGTCCGCAAGGCACTGTTATTGAAATAGTTAATTATAAAAAATATCAACTAGCAACCAACGAAATAACCGCAGAAGAACCAATAAACAACCATCAAACAACCACTAACAATAATGTAAATAAAGATAATAAAAATATATATAGGCATTTTGGCCATTTATTTATTACTGAAAGCGAGGTAAAAAAGTTATTGGAAACTTATAATATTTCTCAAATTGAAAATATTTTAAATGACATTGAAAATTATAAAGGAAATACAAAATACAAAAGTTTATATTTAACAGCTATTAAGTGGCTACAAAAAAACGAACCAACTTCCGAGGGTATTTCGCCTGAAGAATTAAAAGCTAGAAAACATGGACTTATTAAATAATAAAGGATCCGCTCTTGAGTATTTATTAAATTACAGAGACGGTAAAATAAAACACGGTTTAGAAATTGGAAACGGTTTAGATGAATTTATAAGGTTCAAGCGTAAACAGGTTTGTATAATTCTTGGGCATGATAACGTTGGAAAAACTTACTGGATAAATTGGTATTTTTTAACGTTAGCTTTAAAGCACAAATTAAAGTTTATCATTTGGAGCGGTGAAAATCAACACGGACAAATTCTTAGAGACTTAGTGCAAATGTATTCTGGAATAAATTTTAAAAGTTTAAGCCATGAAGAAATAGTAAAATATAGCACTTACTTAGAGCAATTTTTTACATTTGTTAAAAATGACCGTTTGTATAAACCAGAAGAGTTGTTTAAAATTTTTGAAGATAGCGAAGCAGACGCCGCTCTTATTGATCCGTTTACTGGGCTTGACAGAAATATGACTTACGAGGGCAACTATAATTTTATGAATGCCGCAAGACAATTTGTAAATAAAACAGGAATGACGCTTTATATAAATACGCACCCAAACACTGAAAGTGGAAGGAGTTCAAATATTTATGTAGACGGCGATTTTAAGGGGCACTTGAAGGCTCCCCTAAAAGATCATATTGAAGGGGGAAAATCTTTTACAAATCGCTGCGATGACATGATTGTAATTCACAGATTAATAAAGCATGATATAATGAAATTTGTAACATGGGTTTCTACGGAAAAAATTAAAGACGTAGATACTGGCGGAAAACACACAGGACTAAATGATCCGGTTTATTGTGAATACAATTATGGGTTAGGCTTCACTATTTATGGAAATGATGCAATAAAAAACTACCGCCCAAAGTACGAAAATAAATTAAAAACACTTTTTTAAAATGGAGCTAGAATTACTAAGTAGCAGAGTAAATTTAAACCACACCTGTTTAAAATTACAAGTAAGCATTGATGAAATTAAAACTAAAAACCCGCATAGAACAGATTTAATAAATTCAATGGAACAAAGTTTGCATGAATTAAAAAAAGCAATGATTATTTATCAGGCTTTAGAGAAAGAATTTAGGGTAGCCCGGCAAATGAATTTTAATTTAGAAAAATTAAATTTAGAGTTAAAACAGGATGTAAAAGATTTAAAAAAAATAATAGAGTTTAATAATGCAGAACTTTGAAAAAGATAACAAAAAAATGTTTTAACTGTAAAGAAATATTTTCTCC